ATCAAATCTTCTTTCAGATGTTTTAAATCAGAACGCATCTCGTCAATCCGATCTAAAATTTCTTTGAAATTCATATTTTTTCTCCTATTATTTTATTGCCACCGAATCTCCACCGCTCGGTAGCCACACGGTCACAACACTATATCATGGGCTGTAGCATGATATAGCGCGGAGCTTAATTAGACAGATTCAGCATTTTTCACCGTGCGATACTTGTGATTAACGCGATTCACGATACGTCCCTCATACGTATCGTTCTCTACGAACACGTCAATCATCTTACCTGCCGCAGCATTCAAATCGAAACGCGCGCCAGCTTTCACATCTACTCCAAACGAAGCAAGAAATCCAACGGCGAATCCAATAGCCTTGCTATTGAACATCCAATCGAGTGGAACTCCAGCATGTTCCACTGAACCATTATCTGCATTTCGGATAACAGTTCCTTCTACTGGATAGTTAGTAGAATTACCATCTCTTGATGGTTTTTCTCCAACTCCATCAACACGCACGGTATACCAGGCGGGAGGAAGAATTTTACCACGAAGCAGGTCACGCTCACCAAATGAAATGATAGGCATTATCTGTCTCCTATAGTTGAGAAGTTGAGTGATGGATTTGTAGAATTTTAATGTGTTTAATTTGGTTGATGTCCACCTCGTCATACAGTGAAGTTAGTTGTTTGTTGTGGTTTGTTGTCTGGTGATTGAGTCATGTTCGTGATAGCTGGTTTCAAGTAGCTATCATATAAGGCTTTGTTACCATACTTGATTACAGCAGGTAATGGCAGTGTGGTGCGCGCGAAATCATCTCCAGTATGTGTGGTTAATATTCTATACTCTCCACCTCCTCCTTCGACAAATCCTTTTTCTATATCAAAATGATAAACTTCATCGCAATATGCAGGAATCTTAGCAGCAATCTTCTTTGCTGCTGTTACAATTGATCGACTAACTACCGTAGTTCTATCTGGTTTGGCATAATCTACTTGAATTACATGGGCTATCAATATGATATTCACTTTGTGAAATTTGTAAATATCTTTTGTCAATGCAACCATTTCACTCAATGCTGCTGCTTCGGCGTTATAATCTTCTAATTCATTGATTGAAATTCCCCCAATACGTATTCCTGCTTCTTTTCCTGACGACGCGCGCACGGTTCCGTATTTTTTCGCGCGCGTTTGACGTAATGAAGCATCAGCACATGATGTAACTGTATCAATTATTAAAGTCTTGAATGGACAATTTAATTGAAATTGTTCCAACTTGATTCGTCCTTTATCCCAATCTTCATAATCGTCATAACTAACTTGTTTCGGATCAATTCCCCAATTTCTCATTGGAATCTTTAATGCGGCCATTTTTCGATCCCAACTGAACCAATACTGAGGTAATGGAAATGATAGTGCCTGTGTTGATTTACGTGTGCCCGGCTCTCCTTTAAACATGCAGTAAAGCGCATCAAAGTTAACGTCAGACAACGTGGGCATGTTATTTCTTCCTCCAATTTGGGTTAGACTCACTTTGAATTAGCATAAATTTCTTCCTCACCCAACTCCACGTAAGCTTGAATATTACTATCTAATCTGGATTGAAATGAATGAGATTCTTCTTGTGAGCAAACTAATTGAAAATAACCTGATTCCCCTTCTATTGTAATTCTATATCTATTGTCTGCATATAAACTCAATGATGTTATCTTTCCAACAAATTTTTTAATCATTCTTCACCTGCCTTCTTTTTTGCGACCAAGATTTTACTAACGTAATCTTGGCTCATTATCAAATCATCATTCGGTTTACGAAATAACCGAATGAATATAACTACAATTACCGCAGCAGTGATCGTTATCATGATTTCAATGAGCATGGTTACCATCCGCGTGCTCAGCTAATTCACTTGCTATTTGGAAGAAAATCTCTGATGTGCATAATTGGCAACTATGACCAAAATTTCTATGTCTCTCTTCATCGAAAATAACTACAACGATCTGTAAATCCTTTCCAACTTTTTCTCTGATAGAAGATAGAATTTCTTTACAAGTTTCGGGTGAAATATCTTGTGGTTTTAATGGAATCATTATTTTTCCTCCGCAACTTTTATAAGAAGACGAAGTAAACTCTTTGCGATAGTTTGAATTTCATCATACTTTGTAGGTTCTGTAAGATCTTCTCGTTCTGCAACAAGTAATCTTGCAAGATTAATTGGAATCTTCATATCATCTTTTTTCATTAGGAAATTTTCTCCATAAATTCTTTAATTTGTTCTAATTCGGATTGATTTCTTCTTTGGGTACAATCCGCACAATGTGGCATTTCTAACTTCATATTTCTATTATTCAATTGAAATGTGCCTCCACATCTTGGACAAATTGATATGGCTCCGATAGCAAATTCCTTTCTCAAATAGTGGCGGCAACCTGGTTTGATACAACGAAATATCTCACTCTTTTTAATTTTCTTATACTGATGAACATGTTTTTCTTTAGCCATCTGATTCGTCCTCATAGAAAGATTCAACGTGCGCGCGCAATCCAGTTAGTTCCTCAATTAGTTGTTCCAATTGATATGCTTTCATTAATTGGGCATTACTAACATGAATTATTCCCTTAACTCGGTTAACTTCTGTTGCGCCTTGCTTGAGAATGATTTGTAATTTCATACTGTCTCCACAACAAATGGTGGTTTTTGTCTTCTTATTAATCTAATAATTTGAACTACAATTTGATCTTCATTAGTTTCCTCTGCTAAATTCTTTGCATGTTCGATTGCATCCTTTAGAGTAGTATGTGCCCAATCATTTCTTGAACCATCAATCATACCTCGTGCGCCTACATAAAATTTATGAGTTATTTTCATTTGCTGGCTCCTGATTAGATGGATCCCATTTTTCGCCTACTTTGAATTCCATTCTAATTGCTTCTTCTCTTAATGATTTATTAACTTCACACACTTCCTTGAATTGACATACTCCATATTTGTTTTCACAGTGAGTGAAGTTCGCAGGCCAAACTCCCAATTCTTGGTATTGTAACAACAAGTTTGCATAAAATGGAACTATTTCTTCTTGCCATTCAGCCAATCTATCTTCTGTGTAACTAACGATTGGACGACTGAATTTCTCATTCATCTTTAATGAGGTTTGGAAACCAATTCGGTTAATGATCATGGATCTGCTATTCATTACAACACATTGACCCATGAACTGATTATTCAATGAAACAATGTCACGACGCGATTTCATAGTTTTGTGATCAATCGCGTATATTCCCTGGTTAGTATCTACAACTAAATCCAGCTTGGCCTTCCACAGAACGCGCAGATCATTATCTTCATAGATAACTTTTCCTTTAACTACTTCAACTTCTAATGGTGTCCAGAAATCACCTCTGTAGTAATCAAAGTAGGCATTCAATGTATCAAGTATCTGATCTAATCCCGTCTTGTATTGTTCCCCTGTTGATGGAATAGAATTAAATTCTTCGAATCGCGCGCGTCCATAATCTATTGAATCACTTCTTGCTTTTAGCCGATCATTTCCAGCAATGATTAACTTGTAGTAATTCTCTAAAATTAAGTGAACCAATGAACCTGATTCAATAGAATTCGACTTTCCCGTAATTGGAACAAATCTATGATTGAAACGAAAATCATATAATCGTGGGCATGACATTAACGTGGATAACAGCTGAGAGTCTAAAATTACATTATTCATCTTCAACTTCTTCCTCACTTATATGCATAATCGAAACCGGACAACCCATCGCATTTGAAATTCTTCTTGCCATGTTCATATGTTCTTCACAATAAACAGGTGGTGGAACTTTTCCAGGCCAAAATACACGGAATGTAGCTGGTTCTTGACAGTTATTTTGGTTGCAGGTCATTTTTGAATCCTATATCTCTTTATCTCATCTTCAAGCCTCTTAGTCCAGTATCGTATTGTATAAACTCGTTTCACTTCATCATCACGCATAGATCCGACTAATATCTCCAACGTATCAACCAATTCCTCACATCGTTTTATCTGTTGCTCACGCCAGATGTCAATTTCACGTCTACCGATTGTGCGTTGGCCGTTTGGCATTATTTTCCTCATGTCTAAGATCATGCGCGTATCACGACATAGTTGACACTCACACAATACGGACATCCCTTCTTGATCACTGGCTTGACAGTGATTATCCAAATACCGTTTCAAAAGTTTTTCTTGCATTTGGAGCAAATCATTTCTTGAATCTCCGAATTCCATATTCTCTATCTTTATATGCGACGCGCGATTCTCTTTTCATATCACCTGGATATCGCTTACCACGATGTGATTTTCTCGTATCTCGTTTTGATCCTCTTTGTGTATTCTTAATTTTAGGATTACTCAGAGTGAATACAAATGGCTGACATTTCTTACCTCTATCAAATGCGATTATTGCATCTTGTGCAGCAGGTGGAGTGAAATAAACATATCTCTCTTTAACTTGTTTGTCCGTCCATCTAATCGATTGTAAATCAACTAGAATATACTTAGCTCCATCTACTCCATCAGCGATAGCATCTGCAATCATGCAATGATGTGAATTTCTTTGACATGCTGTTTCGATATGACGTTTAGTTACTTGAATTTTCATAATTCTTCCTCAAATGAAATCATTAGTTGTTTACATTTTGGACAAGTAATTTCTAATTCATGATAACGAATTTCATTCAAATTAACATAAATCATACATGCTGTATAAACTTGATTGAACCTAGTTGTTGGCTCGTTTGGATATGACCAATGAGTCATTCTTTTTCCTCACTCAAAAATAATCTGGTTTCTCTACATTCAAAGCATTCACAGAATCTATCATCATTATGACTTGCTAGGAAACGACGAAGTAAATCTCTAGCTATTTCTAATTTTGATTCATTCATTATTGAAAGAATTGATTTAGGTAATTCTTTGATATTCATATTTATTTCTTTCCTTCATTAAAATCATTCACTATTGATTGAGCTAGTTCTTTAACCAAATTCTGTTCATTCCACACCGGAATCTCACCTTTATTCATTGCTGCATGGAACTGATGTCTTTTTCGTTCTACAAGTGCGTCTAGCTTGGTATCTACGCTATCACTCGCATGCATGTATGTTGCACTTACATGATCACTTTGCTGACCGATACGAATAAATCTTCCTTCTGCTTGTTCTTCATTTTGCGGATTCCATTGTCTTTCGTGCATTATACAATCAGCACATGTTTGTAGATTCGATCCCTCACCACTTGCCAACGTGCTTGCTACCAAGATTATTTTCTCTGTTGCATTAAATTCTTCTGTCAACTCGAATCTATCACCCGGATTCATATCTGCGGTGAGTGACTTAACTACATATCCGTTATTTACCTTTTCTTCTAGCTGGCTTTTGATTATGTGACCCACATCCTTGTGATGATGGAATATAACTAATTTCTTTCCAACTTGATCAGCAAATTGACATGCCATATCCACCGTACTATCAATTTTAGCTATACCAAGCACATGACGCATTCTCTGTAATTGAGCTACTACGTTCTGCGCGGTTGCGAATGATTCTTCCGTCCCATCGATTATCTGTTGGTTATACCACGCAACGAAATCACTTACTGCCTCGTTATACAATCTTCTACTTGCTTGGTCAATTTCGATATGAAATTTATTTCGACTAATTAGAGGTAATTCACTCATTACCTCGGTTCGTTCTCGTCGAATCAGAATATCCTTAGTGAATTCCTTGAATTTTTTCGGATTACTGATTCCTCCCTCTTTTTGCTTGTCTCCATCCCAGTAATAGTCCACCCATCGATTCTTGAATCCTTCATATGAATTGAATTTAATTGGATCTAGTATGTTTAATGCGGGGAAAAATTCGGATCCACGATTCTTCCATGGTGTTCCTGATAACTCTATTACGTTCGGTATCTCTTTTACTAAAGTTCGGACCTGCTGAGTGCGCGTTGCATCTACATTCTTTATCTTCTGAACTTCATCTAATACAACACATTTAATATGCTTAAATTGTCGGAGATCCAATTTTCTGAGTAAATCATATGATGTAATGTAGCATTTCATGCCTGGAAAGACGTATGATTTTCCCTGAGTTATTATTTGGGGAAAATATTCAATTCCTAACCAAATCTGAATTTGTTTTGCCCACTGATACATGATTGATGAAGGCACAATGAATAGGCATGGGAATAGCTCTGGATGGAATTTTAGTAATCCGAGTGCCTGAATTGTTTTTCCCAAACCCATCTCATCAAATATAGCACCGCCTTTTCCTACGGCTAATGACTTTTCCAGAAATCTCATTCCCTCAACTTGAAAGTCATATGGTTTCATCGCTCCACAGTCATCACAAGTTGTTTTTTGTATGGTGAATGAGTGACGCGCGCAAGGTGAATCAACGATTGAAGTTAACTCCCCAAACGGAGTTTTCTTCGGTAATTCCTTGAATATGGTATGTCCGCATTCTAATTCAATCCATTTTATACCTTCACGATCAAATTCAGTCGATTTAAGCTCTTTAGCTACTTTCTTACATACTGGACATTTTTCTTGAAGTCTGGTAATGCGATAATGTGGAGTTCTAACTACATGTTCGTCATACTCAACTTCAAGCGATGCTCCTGAACGGATAGCATCTATAGCCATTGGTGAGAGTGACATACCACATTCTGTAGTGTTATCGCATCCAAGTTGCTTCGCAACTTGTCTCCATGTTTCGTTATGACCATTTCCTACACCAACTAATGCATGTGCAACTTCATGCCGAATCATGTTGAGAACTTCTGCATCAGGATGAGTATCGATTGAGAATCCATTCATGAATATGGTTTTAGCATTATGATCACATAATCCGAGGAATGGTTTACTGATGTCCGTTGTGATTCGGATATGCCATTCTGATAATCCATTTTTATCCAGAAGTGAACGTAATTCATATGTTGCATCTTGCCTTGTCAATTTATCTCCTTTCTGATTGATTTGGTAATGCAGCCAGCTTCTAATTACCACATCATAGATGAAGCTGGCGAATTCCTATGATGTAGGAACCATTTTTTATTATGACGCGCGCCTCAAATGGTCAAACTTCCATCGCGTCAGGTCATTGAATTTATAGGATGGTGTGTGCATCCTATAATTCTATATAGTGAGTCACAAGCTCACTAATTTGACCCATTTATTAACTTCCAAAGGGAAGTTAATTTCGTCCTATTAGGACTCATCAGAATGGGTTAATTAACCTGGCCTATGATGCCAACTCCGGTTTTGATTTTATTCCATGTTAAGCTGAAAATTACTAAAGCACAAGTTCGATGTGAATAATTT